AGACACTAGAACAGATGTGGGAGAAGGTAGTAGCAGCTTACGAAAAGAAGAAATATAACTTTGCTGATGCTGTTCTTAATGCACAGCTTGCAAGAATACTAAGAGATGGAGACTTTGACTTTGATACAGGTGAAGTGTCTCTCTGGACTCCGTAAAAAAACACTAACAACACGGGCTGTGTAAGTTGCTAGTGTTTTTCGTTGCCTGGATAAGCATATTAACCTTATCACAGAAATTATATACTGCTATACTTTATTCTATAAATTGACATATACTAAATATAAATCTTATCTATCATGTCATCTGAAAAGCTTCCAGTAATTACAGATGAATTGATTTTTGCCTTAGATCAAATCTTTCCACACCGTCATCCTGACTTGTCTTTATCTGATAGAGAGATATGGTACAAAGCAGGGCAACGTTTTGTTGTTGATTACCTGATCGAACAACAGGCAAGACAAAAAGATACCATGCTCACTGAATCAGTCTTGGAGAATTAGTTATGTGCGTTTTCTCATCACCAAAACCACCACCTTTACCAGAGCCTAGACCAACTGCACCTATGCCAGAAAAAACTGCCAAGGCTCCTGTTGTTGGTACTAAAAGAACAACTTCTACAAGAACTGGTCGTGGCATAAGAGATTTCAGAAGACTTGGTACAAGTTCTTTACGCATACCTCTTAATACAGGAATGGGATCAGGTAATCTAAATTACTAAAATGGAATATTCAACAGGTGGCACAACTGCTGCTGGCAGATATGCACAACTACAAAGTTCAAGATCTACTTTTGATAGAGAAGCAAAAGACTCTTCAAAGTTAACTATTCCTAGTCTTATTCCAGAAAGTACAGTCGGAACAAAAGCAAAGATAAAAACTCCCTTTCAAGCAGTTGGTGCTAGAGGTGTAAACAGTCTTGCATCTAAACTTTTATTTGCATTGCTACCACCATCAACTGCTTTCTTTAAACTTAGTATTGATAGTCTTGAACTGTTGAAGCAAGGACAGGAAGGACTAGAGACAGAAATAGATAAAGGATTGCGCACAATAGAAACAGCTTTGATGAATGAGATAGAGATCTCTAACGATAGGGTTGCAATGTTTGAAGCATTGAAACATCTGATCGTTGGTGGGAATGTTCTTCTCTATCTCACAGATGACGGACTTAAGGTATATCCATTATCAAAGTTTGTTTGTAAAAGAGATGCGGTTGGTAATGTATTAGAAATTATTACACAGGAATCAGTACACCCAAATGCACTCCCAGAAGAGTTCTTAGAACAGATTAAAAAGAAAGAGAACTATGATGAAAAGACAATGGATAGTGACCTTGATATATACACATACGTCAAGAGAGTAAATGATGACTTCATGTGGTATCAGGAATGTAAAGGAGAAAAGATACCTGGAACTGATGGCAGATCAAAAGTAGATGTTTCACCATGGATTACTTTGAGATTTGTAAGAATAGATGGTGAAGATTATGGAAGAGGTTATGTAGAAGAATACAGAGGAGACTTGATTAGTTTAGAAGCTTTGATGCAAGCAATCATAGAAGGTGCAGCAGCATCAGCTAAGACTTTATTCCTTGTAAATCCTAATGGTGTAACTAGAGCAGCAACACTAGCCAAAGCTCCCAATGGTGCAATAAGAGAAGGTAGTGCAGCAGATATTTCTGTAATGCAGGTCAACAAAGGTGCAGATTTCAACGTATCTTTTTCTGCTATACAGAGAATAGAATCAAGACTAGAGTATGCCTTTCTTATGGCAAGGTCTGTTCAAAGAGATGCTGAAAGAGTAACAGCAGCAGAAGTTACCATGATGGCTAACGAATTAGAAAACAGCCTTGGTGGTATATATTCCATACTTACACAGGAGTTTCAACTGCCATATCTTAAACGTAGGATGCACATGCTTGTCCGATCAGGTAAAGCTCCAAAGTTACCAGAGAAGATAGTTAAACCTAAGATCGTTACTGGTGTTCAAGGTCTTGGTAGGGGTAATGATCGTAATAAGCTTGTTGAGTTTATCGGTACAGTAAGCCAGGCTTTAGGTCCAGATATTATGCGTCAATACATGAACGTGGATGAAGCTATAAAACGACTAGCAAATTCAATCGGTATAGATACTGCTAACCTAGTAAAGACACAAGAAGAAATTCAAGCAGAACAACAAGCCTTGCAACAGCAACAGCTTATTCAAAGTCTTGGACCTGCTGCCCTTGGATCACCACTTCTTGATCCTAAAAACAACGCTCAAGCACAACAACTTACGGAGGAAGCTAATGCCAACCAAGAAGTCTAGTTCAAAAAATGCAAAACCTGATACAGCAAAAGCTGTTGTAAGCAAGTTAGGTATTAATGATGAACCTGCTCCATACGAACCAAAGGTAGTCAAAACTAAAAATGGTCGTACAATTACTTTTAACTAACAAAAATTTATGACTTCATCTCAGGTAAATGTTTCAGAGACACCACCAATGTCTGCTGAAGACCTACAAACTTTAGCTAAAAATGAAACTGATGAAAACGGTCTTATCTTAGGTAAGTTTAAATC